AAATATTTTATTCGAATGTCTAGACTACAATGTCACTTCTACCCTAGGTATGGCCTATACTTTAGACTTCAAATTTGATACCATTTGGGCTAATCCAGATGGCGATATATTTGAAGACGAGGATTAGCTCGGTTAGGGTTAGGGTTAGGGTTAAGGTTAGGGTGTCTGAGCGAAGCGAGTCAGCGCGAAGCGCCCCGAGGTGGGGTAGGGGGAAGTCACCTGTTTTTATATAAAATTCAATTTTATTAAAATGTTCCCCCAATGTTCCAGTCCTGTTCCAGTCTAAATTTCACTAAAATGAACGCTGAACTACCTCAGCTCTCATTTTAACGAAATGTTCCGGATGTTCCGGGTTTCTCTAGGTAAGGGGTTAGGGGAATGGAATTTTAGTATTACAGCGCAGCGCCTAAAAATTCCATTACCCCTCGGTATTTTCTAACATAGGAACGATAGGTTCACCTTTTTCGTTCGTACGTATAAGTGCATCTTCGAGCACAGTCCAGTACTGCCATCGATCGGCACTTAGCCAATCCTTATTCATTTTTTTATTAGTGGAAATCCATATACTAGGAGGATTAAATCTCCATTCTTTCCAGTTATATCTTTTATCATATGCTTTTCCATCTTTAAGAGTTTCAACAACTCTACAGATTCTTTGCATCATATATTTTGCAGTAGCTTTAGGTATATCTACTAGGATAATAATATTATCACGTAATTCTAAACTACTAAGTTTTCCATATGCCATTTGAAGCATATCTTCACAAGAATCCAAAATTGCTAAACTAAGGGCATTATATCTAATTTCAAGAAAGGTAAAAAGTGAACTTTTACCGATATTTCCACTCAGATTATGCAGTATATTAATATGCCGATTATCATAAGTTGCTATTTCTTTAGCAGCAATTGAACATAGATCTTTTTGCCACTGAAATAGTTGGTGTTCTTTAAGTAAAGTTGCGGGTTCCCAAGGATCAGTACTTTTCCAAGGTCCTCCAATACGAGTTTCATCTTTCAAAACATAAAAATCATTATCACGATTTTCTTTAGTTGTAGGTGAAAAGTGAATACCACGGAAATCCTTGAAGTTGTTCACTAAAGTATTAAGTCTTTTTTTAGTCTTAAGTCTCATTCTTCCTTGAAAGTGAACTCTTCCAGATTTTTCACCTTTTTCAACTTGAAAAGCCCAATCAATACATAAGCTTTTAAGTAAATCTTTCATATTTTCCACAGTTTCCATATTATCATCTTTAAGCAAAAAATAGGTAAAATCCCAAACTTTTAGCGGATTAGTAGTCATAGTGTCTTAAAATAAGTTGAGTTATTAGTTATAAAATTAAGTATTCTTTTAAAATTATATTTCATAAATCTGATTCCTATTAAGTGAACTTTTATAATAAAATTAAAATCTTTATAATTATTAAATGGCCTACAAACGTACTTATTACAAACGGTATCGCCGTAGACGACCAGTCAGACGTCGCAAACGCCCCGTGCGACGTAGGCGTACAAAGCCCAAAAATATGTCGTTGGTTACCAAGCGCTTCGCTGATCTCCGTCATATTAAGAACGGTCTTCCTTTGTCTATGCGTAATATTATGAAGTATGAACATCAATCATTATTGACAGTACCTAATACTTTTAATGTTTATTCACAATATCGTCTTAATTCGCTTAATGATGTCAATTCGTTGCTCGGAGGCCATCAGCCGCCAACATACGATGTCCTTTCACCTATTTATCGTCGTAATAGAGTGAAGAATACCTACGTTAATGCTACATTTCATAATGCTACAACTCGTCCTATGCGAGTATACTTCTTACTAAGTACTAATGGTTCTGCTCCTAGCACATCTGATGTTGCTGATTTGACTAATTCTGTAGGTTATTTAGGCAAGGTAGAAGTTGGGAGATCTGATTCTAATCAGGGTGTTAAGAAGTTCCGACGTAAAATTCCCATTGATTATTGGTTAGGCAAATTCCTTACTCAAAATAATGGTCAAATTTATAACAATTTATCAGATCCATGGGCAACAACAAACAACAATCCTCCTGTAGTATTATATTTAAATATTTTATTCGAATGTCTAGACTACAATGTCACTTCTACCCTAGGTATGGCCTATACTTTAGACTTCAAATTTGATACCATTTGGGCTAATCCAGATGGCGATATATTTGAAGA